TGTAGAGCTATCTGTTGCATCGGTATGCTTTGTATCTTTTCGTTGAAAGGAATTCACCCAGTTGGTCACCTGAGTAAACATTTCACGTAGAGCAACAACATCGTCCATTTCTTCGATAACCCACCAGGATGGATGCTTTTTAATAACAACCTGTAAATAAGCTGTCATGAAAGCAAGGTCATCAGTGAAGTTGTCTACGCTTTGTGACGCAACACCTCCCAACATTCTAGCTCTGATTACTCCAATTTGGATTCTTTGAGCAATTGTAGGAATTCCAGCTACGAAAGTTCCTGTCTTGTTGAATCCGTTCACATTTACCTTTTGAGTGAACTTTAATTCTCTTTGAGAAGCATCCAAAAGTGCTCCAGTTGCCTTGTCCATATTGTCTTGCATATTAAATTCCTCCATATAAAAATTTATATGGGGTGAGGTGCTTTAGAGTTCCCCACCCCATAGTTTATATTATTTAGTTACCATCGTCACAGCTCAAGTACTGTACTGTTACATTCTCTCCAGAAATTGCTCCTACTCGGAAATTTTCAGAGTAATCGGAGATTGTACAACCTCTGTACACACGAACTGTCTGATTAGTTAGCTTGTCAATAACTTCAAAATCAAGGATATCTCTGTTCAAGATTTCCTCACCCAGAGCAGCAACACCAGCCTTTGCCAAGTCGCTCTTTCTTAACAAATAACGTTCAAGAGTAAATGAACCCTCATAACGATTCTGTACGTGTTCCTGAGGCATGATTGAGCCAATCTCATACACACCCTCAGTACCAAAAGAACGTCTAGCATCCAATCCCTGAGCTCTTCCAACTGTAACACCTTTGTATTTAATCAATATGGTATTACCAGTATGGACAGTCTGTTTGTTTTGAGTAGCCATACTTTAATTTCCTCCTTTCAAATTAGTTAGAACTTTCTGTAGCAGCAACCAAATCCTCAGAGTAGAAATGGGATTTAACCAGAACAAAGTTAGTAGGCTCTGCAGGAGCAACTGAGTACTCAACCCAAACAGCACCGTTTTCTTTGTAAACTGTTACATCCTTGTATGCTACAATGATTTCATCTTTCTTTCTCTTCTGAAGAATTGAGATAACTCTGTTACGAGCAGTAGTCAAGGTAGCAGTTGTAGTACGCTTACCAACCAAGAGGTCATCTAAGTCGTCACGAATGTCCTTGTTCAAAGTATCAGCAGTAATACCAATAGCACGTTCGCAGTACAACGGATTAGTGTCACTTGTATAAGTGGTCAAATCCTGAACCAAACGAACAGAAGAGGTATCATAAGCATTACCTGAGATAACAAGTTCAAAGGTAACAACACCAGCGTTTAACAACTTAGTAATTTCATCAGGCTCTAACTCTGTTTCGATAGCACTCATCTTATAATGGTCATGAGTAGCAGCCTCACCATCAGGCAAGAAAGATGCTCGACCAGCATGCTGAGCAGCCAAGATGTAAGCAGGATAGAGTTCCAACTCACCAGAGTCATTTAAGTCGTACATGCCAGGATATACATACTGGCAACGGTCTCCAGATAGTCTCTTTGCGTTAGCAATAGCGTTGTCAACAGTTAATCTGTTACCGCCACCACAAATCATTCTGCGTTCCTTGCCCATGTTTTCAGACATGTAGCTAACATGCTCTTGACACTCTGCGATAATGCTGAGGTCATCTGTTAGAGGAACGATGTAAGTGATATTGTAACGTGCTAACATATCATAGAATGGTGCCCAAGATAGAGGACTTCTACCCTCAGAACCACCAATCAAAGAAGTGAAGTCATAGTTGTCAAAGTTATCAATCTCACGGTTGATAATAGTGACTTCACAAAGTTGAGACTGTAGTGCCACAATCTTCTTCATGTCAGGAAGAACTGCAGTAATATCAGTTTCAGCCTTGATGCTAACAGCATCCATGAAGTCTAAGTCTGCCACAGACAACTCAGGATTGAAAGCATTGTAAGAAGTTATAACATAGTTCTCGTATCCAGAAAGAGTACGAATCAAACTTGCAACATTCTTAAATGTCTTTGTAGACAAGTCTAAATCCAAGTCAACAATAGCAGAATCAGCAACAGCACCAATACGTGTCTGGAGCTTGATTGCATTTCCCTTACCATCAGAGATGATGGAAATAGCAGCATACTTCTGTTCACCAGTGTACTTGATTGAGAAAATCTTTCCAAGGTTATCATAGATTTCATATGCGTCATTCTTTGTGTCGTAAATAGTCAATTTCTTAGTACCAGTCAAAGTACCGTCAGAAATCTTATGCTGAATATTAGAAGCATCAGCACCCCAGTCCTTAGACTGAATCTTGAACACAAACTCTCCAGTGGTTACGGCAGCTGTACAAGGAATGAAGAATACGTCACCCAAAGTGTAGTTACCAGCACCGAAAGTAGCTGTAACGCCATCGACTAGGCTGATTGCTTCAGCAGTCAATTTAGCATCTTCAGATAACTTGTAAACACCCTCATCAGCCAAGCACCAGTTGTAGGTACAATCAGCAAGAGCATTTGTTCCTGAGCTTGTGATAACGATTTTAATGGTCTTGTTAGTCTCTCCAGTGAAAGAACCAGCAGCAGTTACCTCTCCTGTAGTAGCTCCACTTACAGACTTCATTACACTTCCGACAGTAGCAGCAACCTGCTGAGACTGGTGAATAACTGACTCACCTTTTGTAGCCTTATTTGTACGGATAGCAGCGATGATATTAGCACCGCCAAGGCTTACACCCTCTTTTGTCTTAGATACAGGATTCCAAGCCTTTTGCATTGCTCTGAGCAATTCTCCACCTTTGAGAACCTTTTTGGCTACGCTAGGCTCTGTGAAGAACTGAACAGTTCCTGGCTCACCGCCAGTACATTCTCCAATGATTGCCATCATTTTGGCACTATTGCCTGTCTTGGTACTCGTCATAGAGGATTCCACTGACGAATACGCACCAGGAATTGTCAATAGTTTGCCATTGAAGTAAACACCTTTTGTACTTGACATAAGATTTTATCCTCCTTTTTTATTTTCTTGTGATATATTTGTTGTAAGTAGCATCCCATTCCTCTGCGGTCATGAACTCTACTCCATCAACATACATTTTGAAACCTGCCACTACCTCTCGTTTGAGGTTTTTACCTAAAATGAATTCTTTGAATGATACCTTACGTTTTGATTTCACAGGTGCAGGAGTGGCATCGGATACAATTGCTTGCTGCTTAGGAATATTAGCAGCAGGTGTGTCTTTCTTATTAGTAGGCATACCTTAACCTCCTTTGTATATTGATAAATATCTAAATTGAATCAATCTGTATTATAGGAACTTTGAACCACATTGACGTCATCTATATCTGCGTTAACAGGTAGCTGGAATTCTCCCTCACCTATCATAGTACCGTCATCATCAAAGAATAGGTTTTCAAATCTGAAGGATATCATCAATGCTCTACGATATACAAATACTGGAATATAATCAGGTACTGGCTCTAGGTCAGTTCCTGTTAGTTTTGGCAACTTGAATCCATCTTTCAACATTTTTACACGTGAAGATAGCAGGCAGTATTTCAATATTGTGTACATGTAAGATGTTAAGTCACCATTGTCACTCCAGCATTCTATACGGTACATTGAGTCCATATCAATACCATCAATTACGTATTGGGTAGACATATCCTCATCGTCCCATTCTTCTTCATAGTCATCAATGTTATCGCCCAATCCAAGTGGGGTTTCTTGCTCTCCAGCAACCATAATAGAATAACAAGGAAGTGATTGTGGTTCTCTGGGGAATCCAATCAGTACCTTAATATCTTTGTTGACAATGAAATCCTTGAATGACTTCAGTGTTGTCTTGGTTCCCAAAGTACCGAATATTTGTTCAATAAACTGAGGATTGTTTTTCAGGAATTTCAACCTGTCCTGAATGATTTCTCTTAGATAAGCATCTATCAAAGGAATCATCATATCACCTCCTATAAGTTTTTCAATTCTCTATCTAAATTGTACGTAAATGTAGATTCAGCAAATGGAGTTAGTTGCTTAGCCAATTTTACTCCAATGTATCCTGGATGATACCAAGACATTGGGTCAGAGTTATTTGACACTCTCCTAAATGTGAAGTATTGAGATTGCTTTGTTTTTCCATAATCTTTTACTATTCTGGTCAAACCATCATATTTATTAGACTTATGAACATACCCATTCCAAGATGTTTCCTGTCCACCTTTTATGGATAAGCTCTCACCGTGCTTCAGCTTTTTAGCTTGATTGTACACGTCTTTGGTCATTGGAGTTCCATACATGAATGAGTTAGGTGTAGAATGTCTGATTGGTATTGTTAAGTACCAACCAGACTTAGTTTGCTTCACCTTAGAGGATTTCTTGAATCCAGTCTTCATATCAAAGGCTGGGAATCCTGATTCTAACATGTTTGGGAATTTTCCTTGCAATTCAACAGCACCAGAAAAAGCATCCCCACCATAAGGATATATAACTGAGTTGAAATCCAATCCCATTAGGTATAATGGTCTTGTTGAATTCAACTTTGCTTGTGCTTCTGATTGCCATTTATCTTTAATGACCGCAAGAGACGTTGTAATTGCTGATTGTATAGCAGATACTACCTGAGGTGCTACTAAATCATTGACAGTCAAACCATAATTTTGTACGTTTATTTCTATCAATGACATATTCACACCTCCTAGTAGTCGTACTCATCTGAAGAATTTTCTTCCTCAACTTCAACATTAGGTTTATCAGATTCCTCAGTATTGTCTACTGGTTCTTCAACACCATACACAAAATCTTCTCTACGCACTTGGTATTGTTTTGGAAATTCTCTGAATTCTTCTTCAGGAACTTTGTGCTTTACATAAGTGGCACGCAATTCATGGAGCAGGTCTACAACCAAATAACTGGGAGTGGTCAAGTACAATATGCTTAGGTTTCCACTAGGCAATGTTTTATCGTCCAACCACTTTATATGAAACTCATCTTTGGTGATTTCAAAGTCCACGTTTTCTTCATACTGGGAATCCCCTTGTACAAGAAACAGTACACTTCTAATATTTCTATGAGTTCTATCAGAGAATTTTGTTTCTGGGTCAATAGTAATGGTCTCAGAATACTTACATTGAAAGTCTACAAATTTCAGTCTATCTCTGTAACCCATTATCACGTCACTGGGTGGGGTGATGTATGCTGTTCCTGGTTCTCTCACTCCAATTGTCTCCAATTTTACAGAGCTACTAAAGGTAGTAGATACAACCCTGATTGATTTAGGTGGTAGGTATCTGAAACCACTACCATTACATAATTTACATCCAAAATCTGGTTGGTGGGAATCATCTGAGAGGCACTCACATACTATGGCTTGTTCCCAGTCAACCTTCATGCCTTTTTGATTTACAAGGTCATTATAGTCTTCTGTATAGAAGTCAACTCTATTTCCCATAATAGTTCACCTCCATTATGTCTTACACGACAGTCATGCGGATTCCACCATACTTCTGTCTTAATACAGGTATCAATGCCTCAATGTCTTTTCGATACTCTTCACATCTAGCAGAAGCACCACCAAACATAGCTGACTGAGTGGTTCCAATAGACTGAGACAAACCATCGATAGAAATAGATGAGCTTGCGATACCAGCACCCAAGATTAAGTCACCCCAAACTTGGAGTATGCCAATAACAGCTTTTTTGTAAATCAACTCTTTCAAGTGAGCAGGTAGGTTATTTGCATCCATACCAGCAACATAGTCTACTTCCCACATTTGTGGAGCGTAGTCCCAAGAGTTGTACAAACCGTAGATAGCACCTGAAGCACCAATAATCATGCTAGTGACTGAGCCTGAACTAGGGAACATTTGAATTTTACCAGAGTTCTTGTCAATCTTTAACCAGTCTTGGGGTACTTCCCAAGCAGGTCTTGTTCCGTACATAAGTCTTAGTGCTTTTACTTCAAGTATAGGTCTCTTCCAAAGTTGAACATAACCCCAATTAGTGTAGTCACTTCTTTCATAATCATGGGGTTCTGCTTCAACTTCTTGTCTTGACAAACAGATGTCAAACAGGGATTCAGCATAAGCTATTGCCGAGTTTATATATGAAATGATTAGAGCTTTGGGGAATGGATTTCCCTTAGAGTCGCTCAAATCAATACCAAATAGGAAGTTTTGTATTAGCTCTTCAGTAGTGAATGCTGAGTTAGAAATAACGCTTTCAGACTCAAATTCAGATTGTAGTGAAGAGTAATCAATAGAATTGGTTTTGGAGGAACTATTATTTTCAGTAGCAACTTGTTCTACTGTATTATCATTCAGACTTTTCATATTATCCTCCTTTGCTTATTGGGTTATTATTTCTGGATTGCTTCCTTGATAGCCTTTAGAATAGGCTCTTTTGTAGTCAAACCAGTGATGTCAATTCCGTTATCCTTAGCAAACTTCTTCAAAGATGGAACAGAAAGAGAATCTAAGTTGACATCATCAGCTGTATCCTCAGCATCTGTATTGTCGTCCTCAGAACCATCTGTCTCAGTATCATCTTCGTTAGTATTGTCGTCATCGTCCTCAGCGTCAGTTTCATTTTCAGAGTCATCAGTAGAATCCTCCTTGTCACCGTCTGCTGCGTTATAGTCGTTTTCTGGTGTGATTACGGTCTGGTCAGAGTCTTTCTCATCATTGGTGTTATCGTTGTTTTCTGAGTCATTTTCTACAACGAATCCTTTGACGTCCTTAAAAGCGTCTGCAACCTCGTCTTCCAATACGCAAGCTCCATCTTTATCAAATGTGAGCTTACCTTTAGAAGTATTGATGGACTTACCAGCGAACAACATATTGATTAACTTTTTCATAAGAAATTATATCTCCTTTCAAAAATGAAATGAGGGTACACAAGGGATTACACCCTGCATACCCTCATGATACTTGTTACTTAACTTTTATTAAATTTGTAGGGTAGCTTATCAATACAAGCCTAAGTTAGCACCAGATTTAGGTGAAGCCTTGATATTGACAAACTTCATCCACTTCTTAGGAGCGTAAAGAACAGGCACACCATAAAGAAGAATCATCCAACGGATGCATGGACCAAGGGTAGCAAGGTTCATCTTCATGATAGGTGCGAGCTGCTTGAATGCGATAACATCAGGAGTCATCTCACCCATGAATGCTGTGTAAGTGTTTGCAATAGTAGCAACCTTATCAGCATGAGTGGTAACGCCAGAAGCAGCAACAGAAGCAGCAGGAACTTCAGCAACCTTGAACAACTGAGTGCCATCCTTTTCAGAACGGTAAATGTTGAACCACTCAGGAGCAACAACCATAGAAGCAGAGTTGGTGATTGTGATAGTTACAGACTTGCCCTCGTCACCTGCGGCAACAGTGTAGCCATCAGCAACCATAACAGGAACAGACTCACCGAAACGGTTGCAAGCAGTAACAGCGTACTGATATGTTCCAGCACCACCTGCTTTAGCCCACTCAGCACCGTCTGCGGCTGCAGCAGCAGCGACAGTAACAGAAGCAGGAGCAGTAGGAGCTTTAGTACCACCAGTACCAGTAGTGCTCAATGGCTTAGTCTTCTGCAAGAAGAGGTCAGGCTCAAAGTTAACAGCACCACCGTGAGTCTGGAACTTATTAACAACCAATCCAGCCTGATATCCAGCCTGAGTAGGCATGATAACACGCTCTTTCGGGAAGTATTCCTGAGAGAACTCAGAAAGGACTTCATAAGGGATGTACAAGTCAGTAGGAATACCAAAGTTCTCAAGAATCATCTGAGCACCCTCATTGATATTACCTGCCTGAAGTTCCTGACCCTTACAGTCAATAACGTTCTCAGCGTCAATTAGGTTAGCAAGACCATCGAACTGAACACCCTCTTTGCCAGGAGCAGCAAGTTTAGAGTTACCCCAGAACAAGCCATTCTCAAGCTGTTTCATCAACCAGAGGATACCGTTCTGATTCTCACGTGCGATAACATCGCCATGAGCAGAACGAACAAGTGTCATAGGATGAGTCACCTCACGTGTAGTTCCAAGGAACTTAACGAAAGATGCCTGACGACGATACTGGCTGTCATCAGTCTCAGGTAGAACACCCTCAGGAACGAATCCACCAGAGTTAGAACCATAGCTGAGCAACTGATTGTATTCCTCAACAGTTGAATAAGCAGGTGTCTTTGTGATTTTCTTCCAGAACTTAACATGTTCATTGGAATAGGTTAAAACCTTCAAACTGTTTTCAAGGCTTTCAACCTGTAGAGCGGCACCATTAACCTGACCAGCCACTCCATTTGCCTGTGCATACGCACCAGTGTTCAGAGCTTTGTTGAGCTCATCTACTTCCTGAGAAGTGCCCAGCCCAAATCCCTGACCGAAGTTTTCGTAATCATTGATTGATACCATAAATTCATATCTCCTTTACAATTTATTTTGTTTATGATATAATTAGAGGCTGGGCATGAAATAAAAGATTTAACATTCCACAGCACCCTCTAATACGAAATTATTTACACTTGCTATTAACAAGTGCCACGAGACCTGCGTGCAACGGAGCACCAGACTCATAAGCAACGATATCACCAGCAGTTACTGCTTGGTTTCCAGCGTGCATCTCAGATACTAGAATATCCATAATTTGGCTCTTGGATAGATTTTCAATTCCAGTAGCAGCATCACCGTTTAGTGACTTCTGGAAATTTCTGTCCATCACCTGAATATTCTTGACTGACTTTCTCATGCCAACAGGCTGAGATAGAACTTCATCAAGAGTAGCCTTGATTTCACCTAGTCCATCTACGATAGACTTTTTCAGTTCAGCATTCTCTTTCTTCAGCTCAGTCATTTCTGCAGCCATAGACTTGTTCAAGCTCAAGGTAGCCTGTAGTGACTTAGCAAGAATTGAAGCAGACTGTTTACTGTCAGCTCTGCTAATCTGAATCTCACCAGCAGCATCTGCTAATGATTTAGACAAGATTTCAACTACAGAGCTCAAGAACTCAGAAGCATCCATACCCTTTTTAACTTCCTCATCAGAAGCAAAATCAGACTTGATTGACTTTTCAAGGTCTTCCTTGTTGTCAACGTCTTCATCTTCCTCATCAGAGTCATCTTCAGGTTTTACGTCTTCTTTGGATTCATCCTTTTCATCGTCCTCAGGAACAGGGTCTGACTCTTCTGATTTCTTAACGTCATCAGCGTTGCCACACTTTTCCAAGTCCTCTTCAGCACCGTCTTCTGCGTCCTTTTTATCGTCTGTGTCGTCTTTCTTAACGTCATCAGCCTTAGGTTCATCAGCAGCAGGTGCGTTGTTCTCAGGATTGTCCTTAGAAGCATCGTCAGGAACATTTTCTGAGATTTCTTCTGGCTTTAAATCTTCCTTGTCGTCCTTAACAGACTTTGACAGAACTTCATCTGCCAGAGCATCTAAGTCAGACAAACTTTTCGCAACTTTACTCATCGTTATTCCTCCTTCATTAGGTTTAGAGATTCAACCAATTTGGTTGCTTCTGACCTAGACAATCCCCTGCTGATTTGAAAATAAAGAATTGCCTCATCAGTATTATTTATAGGGTCAATCATAATGTTTTTTAACACTTCACAAGACTCTGCGTGACCGCAACCAGCTTTTGCCAGAATTCTAAAAGCTGATTCCAGTGATTCAGTTTTCAGTGAAGCACCATTATTGACCTCTCCTATATTTGTTGAATATCCAGCTTCCATGGCTTTAGTTACTTCTGTACTTGTAACAGAATCTAAATCTGTGGAAAAAGATTTGACAAGAGCATCCCACGTGCACGTAGTGTTTACAGGATTGCTTGTAACTGCTACATTGTACACCTTTGCTCTTGTTATTCTACCTTGTGCATCCCTAGCAAGAGTTTTACCCTCGATGGAAAATCCCATCTTTCTGTCAGCACCACTCTTTTTAAGAGATACAGCAGTGTCCCATATGCTTTTTGCTAATGGGATTCCTGGCAATAAAATTCCCTCAACCCAGAATCCACTGGGTCTCAGACCAGTCTTTTCTTTATCAGGATAACCTACAATTTTGCTATTGTCGTGGTCATAGTTCAAAAAGCCATAATTTAGAAAGTCAGAAATGTCTAATCCCTTTTGCAAGATTATATCATCCTGTCTATCTGGGTGGCTGGTGGAAGCAAATCCAGCAATCCTCATTTCAGTGAGGTCGTCTGTGTCTTCCGATTTCTTAATAGTAACATCCGCAGGCATAAAAAAGCTGAAATTGTCTTGATTCTCAAGAACCCTATCCATGTATCTCACCTCCTTACTACAGATATCCTGTTACATATTATAATAATCTATCTTTGTTACAAATCAATTTATTGTATCAGTCTGGAATAGTTATTATCAATTTGGATAAAGATTTTTTTACGGAGTTATCGTCAAAAAATCCCTCACCAGTATTTTCTGACTCATCAAAGAAACTTTCTGAAACGTTTCCTGCGTCTTCTGAAGATTCATCAGTATCATCAAAATAACCCTCATAATCTTCAGTTTCATCGGTGTCTGTATCTGAATCATCTACATCATCAAAGAATCCACCACCGTCATCTGCTTCACCTTGAGCACCA